TACAGAAGAAGAAATTGAAGTTTCCCCGCGATTAAAAGAGAATATCAAGGTGATAGAATCATTAAGCAAACAATTTCAAACAGCTACTGGACCAAAAAGATATTTTCTAAAAAAACAAATTATTGAAACATGGCAACAGATATATATTCTAAGAGCAGCCATGAACCCAGCACCATCTACCATTAAAGCATCTAACCAAATCAAAACATTTGCCAAAATGACAATAGATGAACATACATGGTTGGGTAGTAATGGCCTACCAAAATCAACAGGTGTTATTAATCTATACACACCTGAGCATGTGTCATTTCTATTATGTTACTACAATCAATTAAAACAAGAGTGCGGCGATGACCTACAATCTGACATGCACTTTTTGCTAATGGACCTAGAGAGAGTAACACATAATGCCTTAGCAGAACACTATCCTGCCTGCTATGACCTTTTAATTTGGAAAATAGATGGTCTATCAAATGAACAAATTATTAAAAAGATGGAAGCAAAATATGGAGTGCGGCACACCGCACAATATTATTCCTCCTACTGGAGAAAAAAAGTTCCAAAAATTATAGTTAAGCAAGCACAAAAAGAATGGTTAGAGTGGTACTTCACCAACAAAGAATATGGTTCTTGGAGAGAGTGCGGCAAATGTCACAAAATTAAATTGGAACACCCACTATTCTATTCCCGCAACGTACATGGTAGAGATGGCTGGTATTCAATTTGTAAAGATTGTCGCAGAGTCGGTGAAGAAACTATTCTAGCACAGAGGGGAGGTGAGTAATATTTCTAAGAAAATTAAGAAAAAATGTCCCAAGTGCGGCAAATCAAGAGATGAAACAGAATTTATGGTGAAAAGAGAAGGTGGAAGAATGGACGTCTGCAAAAGGTGCATGACCGCACTAGTAGACAATAGAGACCCTTCCACCTTCTTGTGGATTTTAGAAGAGTTAGATGTTCCCTACGTGGAAGATGTTTGGATTAGATTAACCAATGAAATCTATCTACAAAATCCCTCTAAATTTGGCCCATCTTCTGTTCTTGGTATATATAAAAGACAACTTCAATTATCACAATACAAAGGCTATGGATTTGCGGACAGTGATACACTAAACAAAAGAAATAGAGGTAGCGATGACGCTGCTATGGAATACTATGATTCTTTAGTAAAGAAACTAGAGGCAGGTAAAATTTCACAGCAACAATTTGATGCGCTCAATCCTAAAAACAAACCATTAGAATTTGTAGAAGATGTCCCGCACACAGCGACAGAAGTACCAATGGAGGAAGAAGTGAAAGAAGATATAGTTGAAAAAGCTATTCCCGCAACTACCACTAAAGTAGAAAATTCCACCTCTACTGGTGAACAATTTATTCAACCATTTGAACAGGTGCGGGAAAATGAAATCAATAGTCAACTTACAGAAGAAGATATTCAATACCTAGCTGTTAAGTGGGGGACTATGTATAAACCTACAGAATGGGTATACATGGAAGACCTTTACAGTAAATATGTAAAAGAATATGAAATGAACACTGACCGCGAAAATAGTTTGCGGAAAATCTGTAAAACTTCCTTGAAATTTGACCAGGCTATGGACGTTGGTGATGCTAATGCGGCAAAATCATTTGCTAGTATTCTTGACCAATTGAGGAAGAGTGCTAAGTTTACTGAAGCACAGAATAAAGAAGATGAGCAATCTCACTACCTAGACTCTGTTGGTGAACTAATAGCCTTCTGTGAGATGGAGGGGGGTATTATTGAGCAATATCCTGACCCGCAAGACTACCCGCAAGATAAAATTGATATTACCATTAGAGACCTACAAAACTATACTCAGAATTTGGTAAGTAATGAACATAACCTTGGTAATATTATTGAATCTTACATTAAGAAACTAGAAGCCAAAGAGAAAGAATCTGCGGAGCCTGAAGAAAATCAAGTAACCTCTGAGGGAGAAGAAGAGATAATCGCTAGGTCAAAAGAATTTGAAGAAGTATATGATTTTTCTAATTATATACAAAATGAAGTTGAGCAAGAAGCTCAAATGTTACTACAAATGACAGGAGGTTTGGACCTTTAATGGCTTTAAAAGATTTATTAAAAACTGTTAATAAAAAACAAAAGAAAGAGGATTATGTAACCAAGGAGATGCTGTTAGAGAACCAAGATAAGTTGCGGTCAATCATTTCCTACTGGAGAGTATACCCAGATAGGTTTGTGGACTTCATGTGCAGTCTTAATCCTAACAACACCTTCCATTTTTATTTTTACCAAAGATTATTTTTGCGGTGTACGTTTAGATACCAATATGTTTATGCAACATTTGTCCGCGCTTGGTCTAAATCTTTTATGTCTGTTATGTCTTTGATGTGTAAATGTATATTATATCCTAGAGCTAAGATATTTACTGTAGCTGGAGGCAAAGAGCGAAAATTTTGCTCAGAATTATAGAAATATAGTTTGTAAATTTTTTGAATTGCTGGAAAATCCTAATAATTATTCTACCTCTTTTGGTTAGGTTGTTGAAAAACAGAAATAAAGGATAATTTGGTATATGCGGCAACGCTACGTACTTGATAATGGACAATCAGCAGCTAAGGTGGAATTTTGAATATACAAGAAAGAATAAATAATCGTTATCCAAGAGAAAAATTAAAAGTTATCCAAGGTGGTAAAGTAACAAAGCCAATAATAATTGAATGCTTAACGTGCGGCAAAATTAAAACATATGCTAAAGCGGACGGGGTTCTAAATCATAAAGGTAAAAAATATGTTTGTGAAAAGTGTGGTAAAGGTTTATTCTATAAAGAAAAATTTTGTAATAAATTAAAAGAGCTATACCCTAATGATAATTTAGAAGTGTATGAATATACAAACGGAAGTAGCAATACAACAATTAAATGTTTAAGATGCGGGAAAATTAATAAGTACGATAAAGCTAAAAATGCCTTAAGACATATAAGGCCATATTTTTGCTCTAATTGTTATCCGCAGAAACAGCAATTTTCTGTCGCGACTAAGAAGAAATTTCTTGAATTTATAAATAATTCTAAAAATTGGGAGCTAGTAGAACCAATTGAAAATAAGATTATTCAATCAAAGGATAAAGTAAAATGTAAATGTTTACGTTGCGGCAATGTGTCTTTCAAAAATATGAATGAATATTTAAAAAGAGGCTGTACATATTGTTCCGGGACTATGTTAAAAACGCATGAACAATTTGTGTCAGAAGTAAATAATGAATTTGAGGCTTTGGATAAGTACGTAAATGCTTATACTAAAATAAATTTATTGCATAAAAGTTGCGGAAATATATACAAAACGTCTCCGCATAATTTCTTTAAGAATAATCAAACCTGTCCTTTTTGCTCAAGTAAAAGAAGCAAGGGAGAAAAGAAAATTAAAGATTTCCTAAACCGCAATAATATGCTATATGAAGAACAATTTTTATTGGCTATTGGTAATAAAAAAGTTATTATAGATTTTTACTTACCGCAATATAATTTTTACATAGAGTATAACGGGGAACAACATTATCACCCTGTTAAATTTTTTGGGGGATTAGAATCTTTTGAAAAGCAACAAGAAAGAGATAGATATGTCAGGGAGACATTAAAAGAAAAATTAATAGAGATAGATTATAAAAATTTTAATAATATAGATACTATTTTGTATGATAAAATTCTACAAAGTTCAGAGACTAATAAGTCACAAGTCAATAATGGTGATTAAAAGTGGAAAACTGCCGCAAGGTAGAAGATATAGTCCAATCTTTACAGTAATGTAAAGCAGTTATTGGTTTAACGCTTTTGGTTTGACGAGCCAAAGGGAATATAATGAAAGTGCCTCTATTCTGGAAGCAAAGGTTGGAGAAATATGTGATTTAATTCCTGCCTTTGAAAAAGAGATTATCTGGGACGTTAGAGGAACAAGAGCGAAGACAAAACAGAGTAAAGATACAGTGGTTTATACATTTCGCAATGGGTCAACAGGCTCATTTTTCTCTAATTGCTGGAACATCTTTAAAGTAAAGACAATCAGCAGCTAAGTGAAGGAGTTGACGTGAAGGCTGAGCAGATATATAATAAATATCCTAAAGAAAAATTAATGGTACTACAATGTAAAGAAGATAAAACCCCCTGCAAAATTAAATGCTTAGAGTGCGGCAAAATTTATACTTTCAAACATGGTGTAAATGCCATATCTCCGCAAAGAAAAGTGATTTGTAAAGAGTGTGAAAAAAGAAAAAAGAATAATAATAATTTTATTAAAGAAATAAAAGAACAATTTGCGGGTGAAGAATTTGACATTATTAATCTATACAAAAAAGATAGACCTATAGATATTAAATGCCGCAAGTGCGGGAAAATATATCATTATGAATTTGCTAGTACTATTAAAACTAAAGAATATATCTGTAATCAGTGTAATAATATAGATAACGAATATCTATATTCTTCTTTTGGTAGATTATTAAATAAAGAAGAATGGCAAGTGATTACTCAATTTGATAATTATGACAATGGAAATCAATTAATAGAATGTAAATGTAACAATTGCAGGAAAATTTCTAGGCATACGTTGTTAGAATATTTAGAAGGAGTAAAATGCACATGTTTTATAAAGAATAAAAATCAATTAAAGCAATATTGTAATAAAAATGGATATGAGCTATTAAGTATAGATGATAATTTTAATAAGATTAAAATTAAACATAATTGCGGCTACTGGTATAATGCAAGAGTTGAGAGGTTTATCACAGGAAGCCAAAGGTGCCCAATGTGCCGCAAACTTTATTTACTGGCATATAAAACGGTAGAAAATTATTTAATCAAAAATAATATTAAATATAAAACAAATGCTCCAATATTTATTGATGAAAGATTGATAAAAGTTGATTTTTATTTAGAGAATAATCAAAAAATATGTTTATTACCATTAGAGAGAATAGAAGATGAATCAATTATTTATATTTCACGTCAAGAAATAGAACAAATAAGGTCTATTTTAACTTCAAAAGTTCAACGACCAGTGCTTTTGCACGTACCTTAGAAGTGTTTGCTAAGGGAAAAGGGAAAAGATTATTTTAATAATCAAGATATGGTCTAAACTATATAGTGATATATAGACGTTTTAAAAACTGCAATTAAAGTAGCGTTTAATTGTGAATAATATGCTGAGTTGCGGAATGTGGCTGCAACCGATTCTACTCGTGGTAAACGATTTAATGCGGGGCTGATGGAAGAGTGTGTTGGTATTGACCAAGACATTCTTAAAACTGTTATTATTCCTACCATGAATGTAGATAGAATGGTAGCGGGGAATTGTCCTGACCCTAATGAGCAATTAAATCAATCTCAAATCTACATCACCACTGCTGGTTATAAAGGTACATTTGGTTATGACCAGTTGATTCAAATTCTTTGTCAGTCAGTAGCTAGACCAAAGAAAGCAATAGTTCTAGGTGGTTCTTGGAGAGTTCCTGTCTCTGAGGGACTACTTGGGAAAAACTTTATTGATGATTTGCGGGCAGATGGTACTTTTAATGAAGCTAGCTTTGAGAGAGAATATGAATCAATTTGGACAGGTGATGTTGAATCAGCATTCTTTAATGTGGATAAATTTGACAAACATAGAGTGATTAAGAAAGCTGAAACTAAATATAGTAATAAAATTGGTAAAAATGGTTACTATGTAATGGGTGTTGACGTTGGTCGCAAAGAGTGTACAACTGAAATTGTAATTCTAAAAGTAACACCATGTATTACTGAAGAAGGTTTGAAAACACTAAAACAAGTAGTAAATATTATTACTTTAAGTGAAGAACACTTTGGTATGCAAGCCATTAAGCTAAAAAAAATCTTTAGAGATTTCAAATGCCGCATAGCTGTAGTTGACGGTAATGGTTTGGGACAGGGCTTGGTAGATGCTTTAACAGTTGATACACTAGACCCAGAGACTGGAGAAACATTATATAACTGGGGTGTTTACAATGACCCAAATGGTACATATAAAAACCTTCAAACCCAAGATACAATTCATAATGCAATGTATATCATGAAAGCTAATCAAACCATCAACTCAGAATGTTACTCCTATTGTCAAACAGAATTATCTAGGGGACACCTTAAGTTCTTAATTGATGATATGATAGCAAAAGATGAATTAATAGCATCGGCGGGATATAGTTCAATGTCCGCGGGCAAGGTAGCAGAATATCTAAAACCATATGTTAATACTAGCATTTTGCGTGAACAGATTCTTAACCTAGTGGAAACTAGACAAGGTGCGCACATTATCCTTGAACAAAACAATCGCAGTATTCTAAAGGATAAGTTTTCTGCGCTAATCTATGGTCTTTACTATTGTAAATTAGAAGAAGATAGAAATGCCCGCAAAAAGACTAGGAACATTGAAGATTTTATGTTTTTTAATTAGTGGACAAAAAGTAATTATTAACCACTTAGAAAAATTATACTATATAGATAAAATTTTTTGGGGCAGAAAGGAATAATCCTCTGCCCTAAATTTTTAGTACTATATAGGAAGTGAGAAGACTATGTTATCTTCTAATTTAGAAATTAAGATTCATCTAATCTTAGAGTCTCTTGGTATTAATTTCAAAGAGGAATATGAATTTGATGACTTAATTAGTTCTAGTGGAAGGAAACTTAGATTTGATTTCGCTATTTTTGATGACAATAATAATCTAGTTTGTCTCATTGAAGCTCAAGGAAGACAACATTATCAATCTGTCAAAGCCTTTGGGGGCAATAAAGGATTACACCGACAGCAGTATAATGATAATATGAAGAGACAATATTGTTTGAAGAATAGAATTAAACTAGTTTCTATTCCATATTATGATGAAAATAAATTAAGTAAAGATTATCTACTTAGGGTAATCAATGGATATTAACAAACCATAGGAGGTGAAATATTGGCTATATTAAAGGATAAATCTCAAAGAGATTTTAGGCTAACCAATTCTACACCGTCCTTAGATTTTAATCAAATTAAAGTTGGAAAAGAGAAATTGTCTAATGATGTTTTTCTAAATACAGATTATTATAAAAAGAAAGATTATAAATTTAGACAAGAAGATATTGAACGCGCTATTGTAAATAACAATTATAAGACAATGCGGGAAATTTCTAATCTCTTTTTTAATAGAAGTGGTATCTATTCCCGCCTATGTAGATACATGGCAGGAATTTATAGATATGATTTATTTACAACACCAATTGTCTATGACAGTAAGATTAAAAATGAAAAAGTTGTAGAGGGTTGGTACAAAGCTTGCAACCTCTTGGAACAATGTAATTTGAAACGTAACTTCGCGAAAATTGCACTAAGGGTTGTTAAGAACGGTTGTTACTATGGTTATAGAGTTGACCAGAAAACAGCCAGTTATCTCCAGGAACTCCCAGCTGACTATTGCCGCAGTCGTTATGACGTTAATGGTAAATATGCTGTTGAGTTTAATATAAAGTATTTTGAAAATTCTTTTAAGGACATTGACTATAGAATTAGAGTATTAAAAATGTTCCCTAAAGAATTTCAAAAGGCTTACATCTCCTACAAAAATGGGACTCTTGTAAAAGATTTTGCGGGAGATGAAAAAGGTTGGTTCCTCTTAGACCCTGAATATGCGGTGAAATTTAATTTGAATAATAGTGACGCGCCACTATTCTTTTCAGTTATTCCCGCGATTCTTGATTTGGAGGACGCTCAAGAATTAGATAAAAGAAAGATGGAACAACAACTTCTTAGAATTATTGTTCAAAAAATGCCAATTGATAAAAATGGTGATTTGATTTTTGACGTTCAAGAAGCTAATGCACTCCACCGCAATGCGGTCAATATGTTAAGTAAAAGTATCGGTGTTGATGTACTAACTACTTTTGCGGACGTTGATAGTATTGACTTATCTGATAAAAGCAATGTTTCTTCTGTTGACCAACTAGAAAAGGTTGAACGCACGGTTTATAATGAATCTGGCGTTGCCGGAATGTTGTTCAATACAGATGGTAACATTGCTCTTGAGAAATCAATCGCAAATGACGAAGCTATTATGATAGATTTGTTATATCAATTTGAAGAATATGCTCAATCATTGTTAAAGCCCTTTAATAAGAACCCTAAGAGATTGCGGTACAAAGTTCAAATACTTCCTACCACAATTTACAATTATAAAGATTTAGCGAGTACTTACAAAGAGCACACAATGCTTGGTTATTCTAAACTGTTGCCGCAAGTTGCTTTAGGTCAGTTCCAGACCACTGTTATTGCGTCAGCTTACTTTGAGAACGATATAATGAATCTTAATGACCTATTCATAGCTCCGCAAATGTCATCAACCATTAGTTCTAGCGACAAGGACTCTAGCTCTACTGGGTCTGGTGACAAAGGTGGCCGCCCTGAAAAAGATGATTCTGAAAAAGCAGAAAAGACTATTCAGAATATTGAAAGCGGTGCCTAAATTATGGAAAATAAATTCTTAGCTTTGAGGGAAGGAGGTAGAAAAGAATAAATGGCTTTGAAGAATAAATCAGAAATTTCTGTAATCAATTCTCCTGAATTTATTAATCTCCAACCCTTAGATGTTAATCCTTTAATGTCTAAATGTCAAATTAAAGTATTTTATCTAGGTCAAAACCGCAATGGCTCTTATATTAATAGAGAAACAGCTGATGAAATGGCTAAAACATTGCGGGGTGTACCTATCGTTGCCTCTTGGTATGAAGATAAAGAGGATTATGGTGACCACGGGCATGTATTACATATTGAAAATAATGAAGTATCATTCTCTACTGTAACTGTACCTTATGGTTTTGTAAGTCCAGATGCGGAAGTTTGGTATCAACAGTATACTGACACAGATGAATTTGGCAATAGCGTTGAG